TCCAACTCATGTCGCAATGTAGAATCTAAATTATATTTATAATTTTTCTTTAGATGCTCTGACATATAATCAAAATAACGACCAACTGTTTCAGTCCAAGTCTCTCTTCTATTTTCTTCATCTAAATATCTAGCATATCTAGATGTATGTATGAATTGCTGATACTCAGTCGGAAGTGTGTTGCTCATGTGCAGTCCTTTCTAAAATTTGGGTAAGTTTGTATTATAACATTTTTCATTTTTACTGTCCAGATTTAAATCGTTTTTCCACAGGAAAAACTATATTACCTTCTACTTTTATATAACCAGAATCTTCCATAGCTTTAATAGTTTGCTCTAATTCTCCAGGGTTAGGAACCTTTCTTAACAATTCTCTTTTAAATAACTTAAGAAGCATATGACTTCTGCCATTATTAAACAATGTACCATGCAACCAAGTAACCATATCGTGCGCAATACGACCAGTCCTACCCATACCAAATCCTTCCAAGGCTTTAGGCATAGCCGCTTCTGCGTCAAACATAATTTCTTTTGTTGTGTCCCAGTCTTCTTTCATTATCTTTCTGGTGCCCCTCCTTGAAGCAGAGACAGCCATAGCAATCTTTATAAAGTGAGATACCCTACGTTGTACATATTCAGACAAATGATTATCAGTAGGCTCTGGCGGTATACCATTATGTATATCTTCTTCTACGTAATCAAATGCATCTTTATCAAACTGCATAGGCCCATACATCTTAGCAATATCAGATAGATCTTGTACTAAATTATTAACAGTATTATCACTTATTCTTTTTTGCAAAAGACTCTGTGGTATGCGATCACCCTCATAATATATGGGTAACATACGAGATAACAAACCTTGTGATCTTGCATCTTCAGGCAGATTATCTACAAATTGTTCAGGTGTTGCACAAGCTAGCCAATTAAGGCATGGGCCTTTAATAACGTATTCACCTGCCGTCTTAGTCTTATGGCTATATTCCATTTTAGAATCCCACATATCAGTTAAGAACATCTGTAAATATCTTTCATGCCTGCTCATAAAGGTACCAAACTCTGACGTAACTAAAGTTAAAGACGAATCATAAAACTCATCCGCCGCTGGGGTTGCAATTCTTAGGTCAAGTCTTGTGACCTTTGTCATATCTACTGCAAGTTTTTCTGGTGTGATTCTATCTTGTATAGAGTACAAAGGATACTTACGCAAACCATACTGGTCTAATCCTGAATTAAAATTCTGATCATCTTCACTAGTACCCACTGGTGTAGTAAGTCTACTAAACACTCTACTAAAAGGTAAAATTAAACTAACTGATTTATTTCTGCCAGGAGGGGCAATCAATACTACAAATAAGTTTGAACGTATGTCATAGTTAGCCATAGGATACCACACTCTTCTACCCATAGCGCCAGCAACTGCACTCAGTGCACTCCATCTAGCAAAAGGCTGAGGTATAGGACTATCCTTTATGGCATCAATACATGCCTCACTAAAATCTCTGTAGTTTCTACTCATCTGATGTAATGTCTATTATATCACCTATTTTTTTAAAATCAATATTTTCTGTAGGTATGTTAACTAGTTTAACCACCTTTGCCTCAGTCTCTAGCCAGATAGAACCGTCTCTTTCTTTATGACTAATCTTACAAGGACCCTCTATCTCTACACCGTGACATAATGTTTTATTCTTATCTTCGTACACAGTAAAAGGATAATCCTTATTATTGTTAATTAAGATCTTTTTCATATTTTTCCTCCCAAGTTGCTGGAACTACTTCCCAAAAAGGATCTTCTTGAGTAGATTCCTGTTTTAAATTTTCTGATTTTGCAAAGCCTTCTGGTTTGACTGCCCAGAAGCTAGCAACTAAATTTTTTCTGTACCCTCTGTACATAGGACTAATCCTGTGTACCCTTGCTGAATCATATATAACCACTCTATTTTGGATAGCTCTAATAACTTCTTTCTCTATGTCATTTGCATACTGTAAATATTTTCTAACATCTAATAACTTTTCTCTTTCATCATATGGGTATACCTCAAATGATCCTCCAAGTAAATTATCTACAATGGGATAGTAAACCATTGAAGCTGTGGCTATATTGTATTTATCTGAGTAGTAAAAAGATTCATCAGTATCTTGATGCCAAGCTAATCCTTCATGTATATCTGAACATTCTCTAGACCAATATTCAAAACCACCTCCATCATTGTGTCCATCTAAGTGAGGACTCCAAAGTTTATATATCGTCTGTTCAACTTGATTTCTAGGAGGACATGACCACCAGCCGTCCCACCAATTATAATCAGATTTATGTATCATAGTCTGAAAAGATAAACTGTTAATTAACTTTAGTCTATCGTCTTCTGGCAAAGCATTATCTGTTACCAACATACTTTTTCATATCCTTCCAATTGACACCAATCTCACAGTCTGATGGTATTATCATTTGTCTACCATTTACTTCAAGAGGGTTCTTCATACAATTTAAAATTTTAGGAACAACTACATCTGCTTTATCTTTTGGAAACTGTCCCAATATAGCATCGTGTACTTGCCCTAGTATCTCTACGTTATCATCTTTAAGTTCATTCCACACTCTGTATAAGCCAAGATTTAATAGATCTCCAATAGTAGATTGTGGCACATATGCAATTGCTTTGCGTAAGGTAGTGCCTTCTTCCGTGCGTCCCCAAAACTGTCTGCGACGACCTAATGGAGTAGTTAACGCACCACTTTCCTTAAGCTGATTAGCAATAGCACTGTGCCACTTTCGGATTCCAGGGAATGCCCCTTCGATACGAACGAGAGAGGAAGGGCCTGACCCTAGAACCGTGCCCCCATCAATCAGTTCTTGGAAGCCTCCTTCTCTGTCCTGTTTATGCCATCTCTCAAGAGATGCCAAAGCAACTACTCCTCCGTAATAAAGTAGTTGAAACCTTGTAGCATGAGATAACTTAATTTTAAGATGTCTGCCCAATGAAGTGGCTGACAATCCATAATTAGTACCATGCCCTGCTCGCTTACACATGTCTCTGTAACTGAAGTGGCCAATGTACGGACGGTCTGCTAACTCTCTGTTTTGCACAGGGTCAGATGACCAGCCCATATTTGGCCACACCATTTTAACTACTTGTGTGTGTAAGTCTTCTCCTTCGCAAGCATTTATATACCCCTGATCGCCTGCAACGTAAGCAGTTACTCTCGACTCGGCTTGCTCTAGGTCTGCATAAAATAAAACATTGTCCCCATCGGGTACAAATATTTCACGCATATCCTTTGTGATATTTTGTAAATTAGTGCCAGTGCCCCAAGGACTTTCTGAACTAGCCCATCTACCAGTCTCAGTTCCTGCAACTTTAAAAGAACATCTGACTCTTCCATCACGATCTCGTTTACAGTTCAATATGTTTAGCTGCTTGTCAATATCTCTTAACGCAAGTATAGTCCTGCAAAAAGGCCTAGCTCTAGGATACTCTTGTATTAAATGCTCGAGTGCTTCTTTATCTGTAGATACTTTTTGTTTACCCTTTACGTAAGATATAACTGGCGGTAATCCCAACCACTCATATAAAAAACTTTTAAGCTGAGTAGGACTATTATGATTAAGATCTTTATCCCATACTGCATTAGCAAACAAATGTAACATACGCTCAAGCTTTACACGGGACGAGACAAGGGGGGCTTTGAGTTTGCCTACTGTCTTCTCATCTACCTTTAACCCCCTCAACATCATGTGCATAGCAGGTTTCAACATATCCAATTCAAATTGATATGTTTTCCTATAATCATGATCATTCTTACCTAAATCTTTTTCTATCTTAGTCCATATCTCGTGAGTTAGTGTGCAGTCTAAACCGCAATAAACCCACAATGTCTGATCTTTAGATAGTGATTTCTGTGAGATCTCTGTGTTTTTTATTATTTGCATTTTGTTTCTCCTGTACAAAGGTAATTAACTTTTCAATAAACCATTTAGCTTTTTCTAAATCTTGAATTGGTTTACCTTTGTGTTCGTATCTCCATAAATATTTCATAGCATTGCCTTGCAAGTAAGATGAAAACTCATTGCCTAAGCAAGACTTGATAGCATCAATACACTCTACTCCACCTTGTTTATAATGTGAAGGAAAGTTTACTGGATCATTATTTTCTTCGTCTATCATTTGCTACTCCCATTATATAATAAAATTCATCTCTTGTTTTATCTGAGTCGAGGTATGCATAATCACACACTGCATTAAAATCTTCATGATCATTTATTAACCACTCCTCTGTTTCTTTTTTATATTTTATAAACTCTTTATCTAATCCCATGTAACTTACGTCTTGCAAAGCTTGATCCAACACTGCTCTCCATAATTCAATTTCGTTGTGTACAGTTATATCTGTGTCCTGCAAAGGCTTTGCCGCAAAATACTGGGGACGTTTCATTTATGCCTCTGCTTTCGTACTCTTTGAAAAATTTGTTAGATTCTTCCATGCTCCCTCGTTCGTATAAATAGATCCTAAATAACCTAAACTCTTTTCTAGTTCGGGTTGTAATACATGTTGTGCATGCATGGTATCATGCACTGTACCCCGAACTTCTATGCCGTACATGTGTCGCAACCATGACACGTCATAGGTTTGATTCTGTGCAACCTTGGTAATATCAGGGTTGCTTAGTATATCTCCAACTAATTTCCAAACTGCTAGTTCAGTGTGGTAATCATAAAAATCTTTTCCATCTTCTTTTTTAAATGGAACAACCATAGCTTTAGCTTTGTGTGGAGCAAAGCCTATACAAGTTATCTCATCATTGGCAGTTTCAATATCGAATGAAAGCGGACTGTAAGATGTGTTCATACTTTCACAATAAGATAGGAATTGTTTTACCTCTTCATACGTAGGCTCGATACATATCTCTCGCTCTATGTAATCTATCTTTTTTATATTTGTAGCTTTTTTTAAATCAGATAAAACTGTTGGCCTAAAAGAATAATTTTTTAGAACTGCAACTGGACTGTATGTAGGCATAACTTTATATTTTTTATTTGAAGTTTCAATAAACGATCCTCTATATGATCCGACTTTATCTAGACCACACAATGCCCATAGAGCTACACCTCCCATAGCTATAATAACTTTTGGATTAAACTTATCTATCTCTTCCCAGAGTCTTTTAATATCTTGCTCGTACTCTGGTTTTAAATATCCGTACTGAGTGGGAGCAAAAGGAGATCTCCACTCTGTTTCTTTTTTAACATTTTTATATTCGCTTCTCTTGTAAAAGAAGCTTTGTAAATTATCTTGT